GAAGCGACGTATCCGCGCGACTGGTACCTGCCGCGACACATACGACGTGTCGGGCGAGACGTGGACGACGTTCTGCAGGGGCGATGCGACCGTCTGGCCGTGAGAATGCCGCCTCGGCACGGGAAGACCGAGAACGTGACCGTCCGGCTCGCTGTCCGAATGCTGGAGATCGACCCGACCGCGAACGTGCTGATCTCCGGGTACAACGAGCGGTTCGCCCGGCGATTGGGTCGTAAAGCCCGCAACTTGGCACAAGGCCGGATCGCGATTGCACCGGACAGCATGGCGGCGGATGAATGGCACACGACCGCAGGCGGCGTGCTGATGACGCGTGGGATGGGAAGCCCGCCGACTGGAACCGGCTTTCGCCTCCTGGTAATCGACGACCCGATTAGAAGCCGAGAAGACGCTGAAAGCGACGTCAAGCGGGAAGCCGCGTGGGATCACTACACAGACGACCTTCTAACGCGCCTAGAGCCCGGTGGCTCGATTGTTATCGTGATGACACCGTGGCACGAAGACGGTCTGGACGCGCGGGCCGTTGCAAGCGAGCCGGGCAAGTGGCGCGTGCTTTCGCTCCCTGCCCTTGCGAAGGAAGACGATCCGCTTGGCCGTGCGCTAGGTGAACCGCTATGGCCGGAACGCTACGACACCGAGTCGCTCCTACGTATCAAAGCGATCATGGATCAGAATGATGGCGAACGGTCCTTCGAATCTTTGTACCAACAGAATCCTCAGCCGAAGGAAGGCTCGATCTTCAAGCCGGACCGAATACGAATCGTGGATGATCCGCCGGCGCTTGTTGTCACTCTCTGCCGAGCTTGGGACTTCGCGGCGACGGCAGGGGCGGGCGACTACACGGTCGGCGTGCTGATGGCCAAGGCGGCGGATGGATCGTTCGGCGTGCTCGACGTCGTTCGCGGGAGGTGGGCACCGGACGAGCGGGATGCAATGATGCGCCGAGCGGCGGAGATCGACGGACACAACGCAGTTATCAGGATACCGCAGGACCCTGGGCAGGCCGGGAAAGATCAAGTGTTGCACATGGCGCGAATGTTGGCAAGCTACAACATGCGAAGCCTGCCGGTTACCGGGGCTAAGGAAGTCCGAGCGTCTGGCCTCGCGTCTCAAGTGAACGCCGGGAACATCTGGGCGATCCGCGGACGCTGGAATCACGCATTCCTCGCCGAGCTACGATCGTTTAGGGAGGGATGCTTGCACGATGACCAGGTAGATGCGTGCGCTGATGCATTCGCTGAACTGGCAGGCGTGCGCCGAATGCGCCTCTTAGGGGAGGTCTGAATGCAAGCTCCGGTGTTCTGGGTGCTGGCGCAGGTGGCCGGTGGTGTTCTGCTAATCGGCCTAGCTGCCCTGCTACTTCTCATTGCGGCCATTTGGCTGCGCGGATGGGTGGGCAAATGAGTATTCGCGACACCCTAAAAGCCGGGCTCAAGGGCTTCCGCTGGTCGGGCATAGGCGGGCAGGACCAGGCGAGCTATAACGTGTACAGACGGCAGAACCTCCTTTACTGGAACCTGCCAGGCACGCAGTCCGATTACGTCCAGAAAACGGGCGATCTTTGGAAAAATAGCATAGTGGGCATATGTCTCAACTGGTGGATGCTCTCGTTCCCGGAGGCTCGATGCATGCCCCGGCGGATGAACGCAGACGGAGAGACAGCAGAGTGGCTCCCAACGCACCCGCTCGCACAGCTACTGCAACGCCCTGCACCGCGTTGGGGCGGTCGGCGTCTATGGAAGGCCACGGTCCTTAGCTATCTTTGCGATGGAAACGCGTATTGGCTCAAGATTCGAGCGAACAATGGGCAGCCCGCTGAACTCCGGTGGGTGCCGCACTTTCAGATGGAACCGAGATGGCCATCGGATGGATCGGCCGAAGTATCGCATTACGAGCAATATGTAGATGGCTCGTGGATTGCGCACCGGGTCGAGGACGTCGTGCACTTCCGTTTCGGGGTCGATCCCGACTGCGTGCGCAAGGGCTTGTCGCCGCTGAAGCAGCAGTTGAGGCAGGTGTTCGCTGACAACGAATACTCGACCGTGATCGCCACGCTGATCGAGAACTTTATGATGACACCGTTCGTTATTGGGCCTAAGGAGTCCGGGATAACCGGGCTCGATGACGACGAGGCAGCACGGTTCACGCGGGCCCTACGCGCACGGACGACGGGCGACAGGCGTGGCGAGCCGTTGTTCATGGGCGAACCGTTCAGTATCGAGAAGCTCGGGTTCAGCCCGGATGAAATGAGTGTCGGGATTCTCAACAATCAGTGGACGAGCCGGACTTGCGCCGCGCTGATGCTCGACCCGATGGTAATCGGCCTGCCAAGTGACACGAACACGCACTATGACAACCGGGAGCAGGCGGAGCGGGGCGGCTGGTACAACGGTATCCTGCCCGTTATGGCCGAGCTATCGGAGGACCTCGACCAGCAGTTGCTACCGGACTTCGAGCACGATCCGAGCGTGGAAATGTGGTTCGACACCAGGCACGTTCGAGCGTTGCAACCGGACGAGGATGCGCGGACTAAGCGCCTCGTTCTCGCCGCTGGGGGTCCGATTATGACGCCCAACGAGGCCCGGATGCACCTTGACCTCGACCCGGTACCAGACGGGGATGAACTGCGCACGAAGGGACCAGACCTCTCGCAGCCGGGCGAAGACGTTCCAGACGCGGCGGAAGCGGCTGGCAGGCAGAAGGCAGCGAAAGGGAGTGTCGCACCGGCAGAACACTGCGACACCGATGAAATCGACTGGGCAAGCCGAGTGATTCGCGAAATCGAGGCGCTCGATGCGGTCGGAGCGTAAGGCCGCCGGGGAATGGACGCCGGAAGAGTATCGCGCACTGCTCGTTGCCGCCCGTCGCAGGCAGTTGGTGCTCACGCGCGATAATCTACGCAGGCTCATGGGCACGTACAACTCAGCGGCGAAGTCCATCGTTGCACAGATCAGGGCGATTGACGAAGGCTGGTGGACAGATGAACACGTGATCGACAATGCCCAGCTCCAACAGCTACTCGGCTGGATCGACAAGCGACTGCAAGACCTGACAAGTGATTATCGCGATCTACTCGATGCTGGAATGCTGGAGATCGCGCAGGCGGCGGCAGATCGGGCGCAAGAGGTGGCGGAGCTGGTCTGGAAGCGGGACATCGACCCGGACCTGGTAGCGAAGCTTTCTCAGACGTGGAAACTGTCGGATCGTACGAGCGTCACGGTGCAGTTCGGGTACCTGGCGCAGCGGACCGTGGAGGGGCTCGCCGCTCGTTACTACTCGGATGGGATCACGCTAAGCACGCGGATACACAATCTCACGGCGCTCGGTTACAAAGCCGTGGAGGACGCCATCGTACAAAGCGTCGCAGAGGCGCTAGGATCGACGGAGACCGCCGCTAGGGTCCAAAGGGCATTGGCACAGGGGGGCGAGGATTCTCCCGGCTGGGTGGCCATGAGGATCGCCCGGACTGAACTGATACAAGCGCACCGAGCGACGACGAACGCCGCGACCGTGGATAGGCAGACAGGCGAGCTCAAGCCGTACCTGCTCGGCATTGGATGGGCACTGTCGGCAGGCCATCCTAAGCCGGACATATGCGACATCTACGCGTCTCATGACAGCGGGCTCGGGGCGGGCGTCTACCTGCCGGACGACGTGCCGATCAGTCACCCGAACTGTATCTGCTCGACGTACCAGGTGCTGAAAGCGGCACCGAATATCTATCCGCCTCGAATGGAACCGCAGGCGAACGAGGTACCGACTACGCAGCTTGACTACTACGCGCGGCATGGCGACGGCCCAGCGAATGCAGCATTGGACGCGCGACCGGCAGAAGAGTAACTCGCCGGGTGCTGGCAGATTGGGAGGTGCCCTATGCAAGTATTGCCAGTCAACAAGTTCTACGAGCTGAAGAACGTAAAACTGAGCGACAATCAGATCGCCGGGGCAGCGTCGGTGATGGGCAACATGGATCGGCAGGGGGACGTCATCTATCCGGGCGCATGGAAGGACACGTTGAAGGAGTTCAGGACGTCTGGGTTCGTCGCTATCGGCCATGACTGGGGAAGCCTGCCGGTGGCCATGCCGATCGAGGCGGTCGAGCGTGGAAGCGAGCTGGTCTGCACGGCGGAGTTCCATTCAACGCAGGAGGGGCAGGCAGCCAGGCAGGTCTGCGCCGAGCGAATGGAACGAGGCCTGTCCGTCGGCCTGTCGGTGGGGTTTCTACCGGACTACGACGCCGGCGTGCACTACTTCGATACCGGTAAATCACTGCTGAACCACGCCGAGAAGTCTGGCGTCCCGATGGACCTGCTGGATAGTAATGCGATCTCAATGGTCAAGGGGCAGTGTAGGGGGATCAGTAAGATCGCCGAGTTCTATGAGTTCAGTATCGTGCCCGTGCCGGCGAATCCGAAAGCGATCGCAAGCGCGGTCAAATCGTTCGAAACCATCCGCGACTTCGAGGAGTTCCTGCGCGACGCAGGTTTCTCGCGCAAGCAAGCGGTGGCCATTGCACTACACGGGTATCCGCAGCGAGATGCTAGCGAGGATAACGACCCGGACGACACTGATGCAGCCGCTCTCGCCCTCAAGCGGGAGCACAGACTGCGCGATCTCGTTCGGCGCGGCAGGATCGCGCTGGCAGTCGCGCGAGGAGCATACCTGTGAACAATAAAGCGACCATTGATGCACTGACCGAACGCTACAACACCGCGCTGGCCGGAGTTCAGGAACTCCAGGCGAAGCACGCCGGCAAGTCGGGCTCGTTCACCGCCGATGAAGAGACGGAGTTCGACAAGCGGATGGCCGACTGCGATTCGATCATCAAGCAGATCGAGCGCCTGCGCAAGATGGACGACCTTGAGGCGTGGGGGCAGAAGGTGCCCGATGCTACTCAGGCGGTTATTGGCAGCGCGCGGCCCGACGAGAAGGCCGAG